GGAAAACCATTACCACAGGAGCTGAAGGAAGCATTGGAGAGACAAATTGCGTTAACCTCCGAATGCGTTCAGGTAAACCCGGGGGGGGGCAAGGGAGCATTACTCTCAATAGAGAAATCCCTGACTCTTGCAGCGAATACTAACGATCAGGTGTTGTTTGACAGAAGACCTTTGTCTTTTAGGGGGGGTCACGAAGACGAGTGATATTTTACGAACATCATCCCCAAGATCACAGAATTAGAGAAATTACAGTAGGCACGACTTTGGCTGCCTTGTTTAGAATGCATGAGACTCTTGTACAGGAATGTGATAAAGATGATGGCAACGGAAGTTAAGACATTCAGACAACAGACTCATAGCAGTTATGTGGAGGACTCTAAGAGTCCTTCCATTCTTATAAGAGGTGGATTTATAGGGGGGGCAGTTGTGTGCTTACAGTAGACAAAGAATATAAGACAGTCCGTAGGTTGACTGAATTGGAATGCGAAAGATGTCAGGGTCTGCCTGATAACTGGACTTTAATCGATCATAAGTCTTGCTCAAGTACAGCAAGGTACAAGGCAATTGGAAATGGGATGGCACAACCCTGTGCAGATTTCGTTATCCGGGGAATTGTGAGAGAGACAAAGGAAAGGAACGAATAAATGATGTACATATTAAGTTTCAGTATCGGTGCATTTATCGGTATTGTCTGTATGATGGTGATCCTATGAAAAAGAAACAGAAGATACAGAAGCTCATAGACTTGATCTGTGAGGAAGAACAGGAACTCCATGATTACTGGTGCGAACATAGGGACAGTCCTGATGTTACTCCGGGACTGGGTCTTATTTGTGCTATGTGCGATGAACATGGGGAATCCGATTGGTGTGAACAGAACTGCAAGATGTTTCATGAGACACCAAAGAAAAACTATGAGAAATGTATTCGTCATTGGTATTTGGAGGAGGATATATGAAATGTCCAACGTGTGAATCGTGTGAATATGCACAATATTGTGGAGCAACAGAAATCATGCGAAAGTGTGAAAGACATAATAAAAAAGTGGAGCAGACCAACAAGGAATATATGCACACTTGTAGAGATGATGAACTGGTTGCCTTATTATGCGAATTAGTGGATAGTGGAATTTTGCAAGAGTGGCGTATTAAATATTGCTGTGCCGACAGTGATGAAGATGCAGTGAGAATGTGGCTAAAGGAGGTTCATGATGCCTGAAGCAAAACTGGTGTCTATTACACCAAACTATAAAGAACTGTTACTGCTTGCCTGTAGTAAACCTTATGGAAACGAGGTAAAACTTGGGGGTCTCAAGCACATCATTGAAGCTGGTCATCTTTCTGTCTTGGAACATTGTTATGCCAGCTTTGAGATAAAGTGTTCTGTTCGTGTCTTAGGACAGCTTACAAGACACAGACATCTTTCTTTTACTTGCCAGTCTGCTAGGGGCAAAGAGTTTGATACTATGATACTTCCGCATACTGGGGAAACCTGTTCATTGTCTGAAGTAGACTGTGCGAATACTTACAGACATGTAGTGTGGAGAGGGGATGCCTTGGAGGATGCAGCTTATTTCCTTCCTCAGGGTGTTGAGACAAACATTGTCGTTACCGGGAACTTCCGTGCATGGTTTGAATATTTGCCTAAGAGAATGTGCAAGAGAGCTATGCCTGAACACAGACAGCTTGCCTTGGCGATCCATGAGATCCTTAAGAAGGAAGCCCCGGAAGTCTTTGAACTCTGCAAGATGCACTGTGGCGACATGTGTACAGAAAGGAGTTGTGAATTCCATCATGCGTAACTTCTTTTATCGTGAGCCTTCTTATGAATGGTTTGAAACTTGTTGTAAGTCTTGTCGTAAAGCTTTACCTGATCGTTTAGATCCTGTAGTTGGTGGAGTTATCCATGATGGTGATGTCTGTCCTTACTGTGGTGCTGTCCTTCAGGAACACGAAGACATGAAGACGGCTATTAAGGCTATTGCTAAACGACATGATTATGATATCCGTGAGGAACGCTTAGAGCCTATGGTTCTGAAGTTTGAGCAACAGATTGACAAGTATGGTGATATGTACTGTCCTTGTCAGCTTCAGCAGAATGAGGATACCTTGTGTCCCTGTAGGTACATGAGGGAACAAGGTGCTTGTCGTTGTGGTCTGTATATTAAGAAAGAGTGATTTATGGCAGACAATAGAAATCCAGTCGTTAGGAAACAACAGGTGCTTAAGGCTGTCAAGATGAAATGGAAAGCTGCAAGACCTTACAACAGAGACACTCAGTTACCTTGGGTTGTCTTTAAAGCAATGTTATTAAAGGGGTGGTTTTATACTACACATACTCATAGACGGAGACATGATCATATTCAGAGCAGCAGTCAATGCTGAAGTTCCCATCAACTGGTGGGGAGACTTTTGGACTCTTCACGCTGATGCAGCAGAAGCTAAGGCTGAAGTCGATGATATGATTGTCTCTCTTGTGGACAAGGTGCTTGATCACTACAAGTACGAAGGAAAATATAAACTCATTCTGTGCTTTACGGATCCTAAGGATAACTTTAGGAAATACATTCTGCCAACATATAAAGCCAATCGGAAAGGCACAAGGAAACCTATGATCTTCCCGGAACTGAAAGATTGGTGCTTTGAGCATTACGAATGTATGATGAGACCTAAATTGGAAGCTGATGATTGCATTGGTATCCTTGCGACAAAACATAAGGATTCCATCATCATCAGTGGAGACAAGGACTTCAAAACGATTCCCTGTCGTTTCTATGATTTCTCAAGGGATGAGTATTTTGAGACGACAGAAGAACAAGCTGATTATTGGTTCTTGTATCAGACCTTGGTAGGAGACCGGGCAGACAACTATGCAGGATGTCCAGGTATCGGTGATGTTACCGCAAGGAGAATCTTAGATAAAGATTGCTCTTGGGGTGCTGTTGTCGCTGCCTTTGAGAAAGTAGGACTGTCTGAAGAGGATGCATTGGTTCAGGCAAGGGTCGCAAGGATTCTCCGAAACACAGACTACAAGGGCAATAAGGTGATACTTTGGAACGCATTAAAAGATGAAACTAATGGAACTGTATAAGAAAGGGAATATTGTGTGTCTAAAAGACAACAGATAAGTATTATTACCGATGATGATAGGGACTATAAGGAACTTCCTGTAGTCCCTATTGTTATATATAAGGAACTTTGTAAAAACTTTGATATAGACAGTATTTTGATGATGTCGAAACTCAAAAACAATGATGAAAAGATTGGTTACATAAGAGGAGTTAGAGATGTCCTGAATAGAGTCCATATCTTAACACACGAGAAGGAGTGATCAATTTTGTGTTGGAAAGTTAAAACTCCCCATGTCGATACTTCTGTTCCTGCCACCAATCTTGTTCCGCAGACAGATGCACCTACTCCTGACTCTGCTCAGCTGGGTGGTTCTGAGGATACCTTCAATCAGAAGAAAGGTCGCAGACAGTTGACTATTGACAGAAACTCCTCTTTCAATCCGACGAATTATTAATGAAGAAGGGAGGAAGAAACTATGTGTAGTCATTCTAGCCATAAATCAGCACCTCCGACTCCTGCTGTGTCTGTAGCAGCACCCATTACTACGAAGAACACCGGGATGGATACTGTGAAAGAAAATGGGAATGTGAAAGCAAAAGGTAAGAGACGACTGACTATCCCTGTCGCTGGTAGTAGTGGTGGTACAGGAATCAATGTCTAATACTGACGCTAAGGAACGTAAGGAAACTGCTAAGGCTCTTTATGAGCGACTCAAAAGCGACAGAGAACCTTATAAGACAAGGGCTGAGGATTGTGCTAAATACACGATTCCTGCATTGTTTCCTAAAGAGATGGACAATGGATCAACAGACTATGAGACACCTTATCAGTCTGTTGGGGCTAGAGGTGTTAACAATCTAGCTTCCAAATTGCTCTTAGCTTTATTTCCTGCCAATGCTCCCTTCTTCCGTCTTTCTGTTCGTGATGATGTAATGGATTATCTCCAGCAAGAACCTCAGGTAAAACAAGAGGTTGAACAGAAGTTGGTTCAAATTGAGCAGACAATCCAAAGGTACATTGAAAGTAATCAGATCCGAGTAACAATCCACGAAGCCTTGAAACAGCTTGTGGTCGCTGGTAACTGTCTTTTGTTCCTGCCTCCGAAAGAAGGTGGAATCAAGCTTTACCGCCTGAATAACTATGTTGTCCAGCGAGATGCTATGGGACATGTAATTCAGCTTGTTACAGTGGATCGGTTGTCTGTAGCTACGATTCCTGAGGATGTCCTCAGGTTATCCGATACCCCCTATACTGAACCATCTGAACAAGTAGATATCTACACTCATGTCTACTACAATGCGGAAGACGACAGATATTACAGCTATCAGGAGATTGATGAAAAAGTAATTCCCGGATATGAACAGGAATTTCCTGTGGATGCTTGTCCTTGGATCCCTCTTCGTCTCATGAAGATGGATGGCGAAAGCTACGGACGAAGCTATTGCGAGGAGTACTTAGGAGACCTCAAGACACTTGAGGGACTCCAAAAGGCTATTGTAGAACTGGCTGCGATTGCAGCTTCCATAATCTACCTAGTCAACCCCAAT